GAATGTTGGGTCATAAATATACCAATCACCATCCTCTTCATTAAAGAAGAATCTATGAGTTGTATCATTCCAATACTCACTAATTTTATCACCAGGCACATAGACACGATTTGGTTTAACGATTTTGGAATATTTTGTAACGTATTTCAAATTTGAAAACAACATATTTGAATCCAACGCCTGTGCTCTTCGAACCGCGTGAAGAGAATCTGTTACAATAGTTCCTGGTACAATTGTTTGATGGAATGTTTCAATCTCGCCACCAAGTTTCAATATTGTTTCTCTCTTATTCTTGGTAATAGATTTTCCATCAAAATATTTCTTTGATATTTCCTCAATAGTTGTGCCGAGTCTTATACAAGCACCAATAAGGATGTTCCAGTCGAATGCTTCTCCATTATGCGCTGTAATAATATCAGGCCTAAATGTATATATGATTTTTATGAAGTTTTCAATATTCTTCAACTCTGACGCATCAAGTTCCTCTTTTGTGGCCCCCTCTGTACGATAAGTACGCTCAAATGTCATATATTCACCCTTATACTTAACGGGGCGATTAAAACGAATACCAAACTGTTCAATTCTATCGGTCTTAGTATTAAGACCTGTTGTCTCCCAGTCGAATATAAGTCTAAGGCATTGGTCATAGTCATCATATCCCTTAAACATACGCTTACCTGTTGAAATCATAAACTGTTCAACAGGAGTCACCACAAGATACTGACGGCTGCTTTTCTTGGAAACGGGTTGGTCGGTAAATGATGGTTTTGCGTTATCATCTTTTTTCTTACTTGAATAAACAGGGTTTCCTGCTGCCTTGAAGAAATCAAGGAATTTTCCATAAGACATTGGCTTGGTTGCGTAGAACATATATGTATATCCATTAAGGATTTCTTCTACAACCTCACCATTGGAATTGGTTACATCAAGAGCCTTAGACATTACCCCATATTTCTTCATAAGAGCGATAAGTTCATTTCTGTCTTGATTACATAATTTAAGACAAGCATCTTTAGTCGCCCAAAGAAACGGATAAAATGGCTCTGTTGTTTTACATCTATTATCGTTTTCATCACGATAATAAATTGTCATATACTCTTTATCATATTCATAGTCGAAATTGACTATTCGTTCCATTGGGTCATAACCATCAAGGAACGTACTCACCACCTCGGGTGTTACTTCTTTTTTAACAAACGTTTTAGCCATAATTTTCTCCTTACTAAATCACTTAGTATTCTATTTCGGGGCTAATATACAAAAAAATATGGATAAAACAAAACGAGAGCATTAAACTATTTATATATTAAAACGAGAATTTCTTATGAAAAAGACTGTAAATGAAGCATATCCTAAAAGAAATTTTCCCTCAAAAAATAATGGAGGAAAAAGTAAGAGATATATTAAAACATATGTTAAAAGATTAACATCCGCATCTGACGCGGCACAGCCAAGTGATGCTGCTGCCGACCCATCAGCACCTGCGGTTAAACCGAAGGAGATAATTCAGGTTACACTTAAAAATATTGGTTCTGATGATGCACAACAGATAAAAGACACTCTTATTCCTAATGCTAAGGTGTTTATGTCTGATGCTAAGTCTAAGACAGGGGCATCGTTTAAAGTGCCTACTATGACATTTACTATTCCTGACGCAAAATTTGCTAAATGGATTAAGTCTATGCTCCCTAAAATTGAGACTATTTTAAGTGCCTCTAATAGTTCAGAATATCCAAGTCTTGATACTTTGCAGAATGATATTCTTGAGGCTGCTCACAGTGCTCCAAGCGAGGAAACAACACAACGTGCAGAGCAATCTCTTAAAGAAATGGAAGAGGCGGTTTATAAAGCAATTAGAGAAAATAGATGGGATGACGCTATGGTTATCTATAAAAAAGCCATTAATCTTATGGCTCGTGTTTATGGACACCAATTATCCCCAAATAATGTTAAATCTATCTATGCACAGGCTGAGAAAGCAGGAATTAAACCAACAGATAAAGGAGCCGCTACTGATTCATATTGGGAGGATGGTACAGAAAAATTTTGGCCTACATTCGTTAGGTCTGCTCAATCTTGGAGAAAGGATTTTGGACGTACAATTAAAGATGAACCTAAAATGCAGTATGCAATGGCTTCAGGATGGAGAAAAAATGCTTCTGATGCCCAAATTAATGACCGTCTAAAATCTCAGGGACATAATTCTTTGTCAGATGTTTCTTTACAACAAAGAGATAAAATTAAGAACGGTGGCCTTGTTGGCGGGCTTTATGGAGTTGGTTATGATATTTCCGATACTGAGGGCCCTAATGATTTCTTTAACGCTCCAGGTCTTTTGAATAACCTTGATGGTACACTTACTGACTCTGCTGTTGCAGATAATGATATGTGGATGAAGAAACTTCAGGATTTGAAAGCAAATGACCCACAGGCTCAGATTAGTGATAAAGATAAAAAGAGAGAACTTGCATCTACTGAAGATGGTAAAGCAACCATATATTTGGAAGCCATAGAAAAACTATGTTCTGCTTCAAGATATGACGGAGGTTGGGGAGACTTAAATGTTACTATTAATAATTCTGATGATAAAATACTTGCTTATCTTCTTACAGTAGAAGATATTGCTAAAAAGAAAATTGAAACAAGTGGTTGGAAAAATAAAACCAATGTTGACAGGATTGCTCAAATGGTAACTGCCGCTGTTGCATTATGTACAGTCGGTAAATCTAAGATTCCGTCACTCGGTTATGATTTCAGAGATGTAAGTAATGTGTTCAGTAGTTTTGAGGAATGTAAATCTACAGTTCTTTCGGTAAGTGACTATATTCTTTCAGGTTTACATAGAGCAACAAGTGAAGATGATAAGCAAAACGCAATGGCGGCTATTAATGAAAATAGACTCCATAGATTCTTTAACTTAATGGAAAGAATGAACAACAGATATAATGAAAATTATAAATATGAATTATCTGAAGGTATTATTAACAGACCAAGTGATGATGTAATTATGTCTTTCTTAGGTGAATTAGGCCTTAATATCGAAGATGATTCTGTTGAAACAAATGAACTTATGTAATTATGTTAGATGAACTTATACATCAAGATTATGACGAATTTAAAAATGATATAGATAACCTAATACCATTATATCACTGTACTGATGAAGCGGGATTAAATGGTATTAGGGCTTATGGTGCATCAAGGGAATTTACTGGTAAAAACTCTAATTATTATGGCCAAGGGTTTTATACTACGTTTGAACTTGGTTCATCTATGGACAATCAAGGTGGTTATTATGGACGTTATATAATAAAATTTGGACTTGCTGGTGGGTTTAAGGATTTTCTTTTTTTTGATGAGGAAATGAACCAAAAATATAATAACGGTGAGCCAATGAAAGACCAAATAGAACGATTGTGCCCACCTGAAGTTGTACAAAAACTTGTACAAGGCGGTTTTTTCGATAAAAACAGTGGCTTTGGTTTTGATTATGGTAAACATCATATTACAGGTAAACCTCTAACCGCAAGTGGTGCTAAAAAATTTTTTGAAATACTTAAGGGCAATAGGTTGTCGGATAATAATTTAACTCCGTGGCAAAAGGAAAGAGGGTGCTACTTATTTGATGAATTAGATATATCTAAAACAAAAGTAAGAGGTTATATTTTTGTAGGAAGTAATGATGGAGAAGTTTGTGTCGTTCGCGATTTTCATTCCCTTATACCTCTAAAATATTTTAATCCAAATGAAGGAACGGACCCACGAGACCCTAATGATAGAGGATGGCACGATTTGTTTAATCAAGATACTTTCCAAACGATTGCGGGTTCTATTGATGTTGGTGTTAATATTCGAGGCGAATACCCAGAAACTCCATTAAATACGAAAACTATTTGTGGATATATTTTAGTAAAAGGTAAACCTGCGGGAAAATATAATTATGTAAATGTTGAAACAATGGAAGAACTTCTTCCCGTGCCCGCAGATAATGCAACTGATTTTGACCCTGATACGGGGAAAGCAAAGTTCATAATTGGAGGAGATGAATATGAATATTCTATGATGAGTGACATATTTATTGAAGACGGATGTTTCACTTATGATAAAGACGAATTTGCTGAAGAAATGAGGGATAAAGGTTTTATGAATGAAAGTGTAAAAAAGACATTATCGTTAATAAACAGAATAGATAATTTATAATATGAAAAAATTATATGTTGATTTCATATGTTCTTTACACGGATACCTTATCCGTCTTAAAGAAATACATTGGAATACCAATAACAATTCTGAACATTTACTATGCGATGAAATTTCAGATGCGTTATCTGATTGCGAAGATAGATTTACAGAATGTGCTATGGGTATGGAAGGAGTTCATTTTAAGATAGGAGACCTTAAACCAATGTTGCCACACGCAGAAACTTTAATTCCTATGTTAAAAGAATTAGAAGGAGAAATTATTGATATTGAGGGAAAATTAACTGATAAAAAAGAAGCAGGTTTAATTAATATCCTTGATGAAATGATTGAAAATTGTAATAAGTTTAAATACAGAGCAACACAGAAATAAGAAAACCCTCGCACTGCGAGGGCTTTTTTGTTACTCAGCATTAGGCATTACAATTGCTGCAATAAGATAAGCAATAAGTACTGCGGGACAACATACGGTAAGTAAACCTGTGCCAACTCTCACAAGAGTTGTATCCCATCCAAAATATTCAGCAATTCCGCTGCATACTCCACTGAGTTTCTTATCTGTTCCTTTAGTTAATCTTTTATTCATTTTCTTCTAAAAATTTATCCCTTATTTCCGTTAAAACTTTACCCAAAAGATTTTCACCCTTCCAATTTTCTTCATTATCAATATCGGGGTTTCTCCAATCCATACCAACACCCCATACCTTATCAAAAGGACTTCCTTCAACAAAGGTTTTACCTCTAAATTCTTCCGATAATAGAAGAGATTTTAATTCTTCATTTTGAGAGAATTTTTCAAAAACAACTTTCTTCATTATCGCTTTTCGTAAAGAAGACCATATTTCGTCATCATAATCTTTAATTTTTCTTCCCAATTTTTTTGCTTCTTTAGGGTCTTCTGTTAACATAATATCTCCCATTGTTTTAAAATCCATAAAACAATGAGCCTTATGTGCCATAAAACATTGTTCTGATGATTTCCAAATAAAATCTTTTCTTTCACTTTCATCAACGTCATTTATTGTATAAATGACATCAAATGGTTTATTTAGAACAAAAGTACAGGGGTAAAAGTTACTTAAAAATGAACCCCAAAAGGCTACGTGCTTATCGTATATTTTTATATCTTCCATAATATTACTAATTTACACTAATATACATTTTAATTTTTAAAAAACCAATCATTTTTTGCTAAAAGTTCTTCAACTTCATATTCTTTCATACCAAAATGCATTGTTAATCTTCCATTTTCGGGATATTCTGTTAAGTTTTCAATATCAATCCAAGCCAGTGCCAAAATACCGTATGTTGCATATTCCATTGAATAACAAGATGTTTCTTCTAATGTTTTCAAAGGTAAATTAGTTCTAACTCGACGAGTCTTGGTATAAGTTGAATCGTCAGGGGTTATATCTCCGTTTGCTGACGGAACATTAACATCCCAATCAGGACCCCACACAAAATCAGGAGTGTCACTAAAGAAAAAGTCGTATTCATAAGTACCATTTGTATTTTTGCATATTGGTTTTACATAAACTAATACTTCGTTTGTCATACCTTAAAAATTATCGTCATCAAAATTATCATCATCTTCCTCTTCCCCCTCGCCTTCGTCAATAGAATTGATAAGATTATCAATGGCACTATCATCACCTTTTTCAACTTCTTCTATATCGAAAAAAGATATACCAATTGATTTTAATTTTTCTTCCACTTCATCAAAAGGGGTTCCAAATTTTAAGAAAAATGGTTTATCTTCAAGTAATAAAGTATTCTCATCTATCTCAGAAAACATTAATGGGATTATTCCATCTATGCAGTCTTGCATTGAAAAACAATAATTGCGTTTTGCAATAACCATTTCTCTTGGAAAAATTGCTTTTGCTTGCCTTGTTAAAGCATTTTTATCAGCTTGAAGGTCAGGAATAATAGCGGATGGGGTTACATTGAAATACTCTCCCCATATCGTTTCCGTATCTAAAGTAAAATCGAAACGATAAATATATCCCCCGTCTCGTGTTCGTCCTATTTCATCAATAAACCCTAAAAATTCATCCATATTTTATCCTTTTTTAAAATTTAGCACACCAATTTCCCAAAACTTATAGGTTTTTTCTTCTTGTGATGTATATGCTACGGGGCCAACTTGTACAGCAAATGCACGATAAAAAACATCTTTCCCCCGATACATAAATCGAGAATTTGGAATGTGTTTAGTGACATAATATTCACCCTTCTTCATCCTAATTCTAATGAAAAACCCCTTTATGGAGTAATATGCTTTAATTATTTTTTTCATATCTATTTTTATAGAATAATTCAGATATAAATGCACAATATTCTGCATCAACATCATATTTACCACTTTCTTTTAATACCCAAAAACCATTTCTTAAAGACTCAAATGTAATAGTGATAAATCTACACATTTTTTCTGGTGTATAAAAATATGCAAGACCATCTCCATTTTGAATTGCTCTTCTAATCATTGGGAACACAATGGTTTCAACAAGTTCGTTGTAATGTAGATATTCACTACTCATTAAATGTTTCGCCATTTCAGTAAAACGTTCTGCACATTCTACTTTTTGTTCATTATTAAGTCCTTCTAAAAATCCAAGTGTTTCCCATTTTTCTATAGAAAAATCACCATTATAAATTTGAGTTTGTGCTAATTCACTTAAATTACTTTTCATCTTCTTTTTTAATTACTTGGTTGATTATTAATTCTTTTCTCATTACAGTGTTCCACATTCTTTCATACTGTGTTCCTCTGAAAATTTGATAGTAAATGTTTACGTCTCTATGTTGACCAATACGATAAATGCGGTCTTCCATCTGTCTATCATTTCCCGGTACAAAATCAATATTATTGAAAATTAACGTTCTTGATGCTGTTAAAGTAAGGCCAACACCAGCAGCGATAACCTGTCCAATAAATACCATAACATTGGGGTCTTCCATAAATGCTTTTTGAGCAGCATCTTTTTGCTTCTGATTCATTTTACCATTATAAACCACGCATTTATCACCATAATAATCTTTCAACATATTTAGTTCTTCATCATAACAGGTTGCGATTATAACTTTTTCACCTTGTGAAATGAAATCGTCGGTCATTTGTATGGTGTTTGGGACCATTTGATTGGAACAATATTTACGATAAATTGCACCTTCAAGAAGTTCTTTATTTATCTCTTTTGTGGGGTCTGCCTCAAGTTGAGCAGCCTCGTATTCATCCCAAAGTTTCGCATATTCCATCTGTTGAAGCATATTGAAATCATAAAATACTTCATGAATGGTTTTATTTAGAAGACCACTTGCCAAATCTTCTTTAGTTCTACGCAAATAAATGTGAGAAATGCGCAATTTTAATTCTTCAAGATTAGTACCGTCTTTCGCAATAGTAATATGCCTTGCATTTTCACGGATATACTTCTTTAAATCATCCTTCTCCTCTTGAGTAAGGTCATACCAAGATGCTTTATTTTTTCTTTTAAGATAGAAGTTAGTATATTTTTCTTTCTCGCCTTTAGCAGGTATCTTCATTGCCCCACAATATCTGTCCATGTAGTATTGCCAATCATTTGTAATTGGGTCATCAAGGAATTGAAGCACATAGTAAAGATTCTGCGGATTATTGGTAATAGGGGTACCTGTTGCAAGATAAATACTATCTGGATTTCCTCTCTTGATAAGGTCCTTAATTATCTTATAACGAATTGAATCGTTATTTGAAAGTCTATGTGCTTCGTCAATAATGATTAGTGATTTTTTATTAAGAATATATTGAAGCATCGGACTTTCTTCTAATGCTTTTTGAATATTCTCCTTACTTCTTGTTACAGGTATCTTATAAAACTCTTCAAGTACGTCAAAATTAACAATGACAAACCGATTATCGGTCCATTTACCTTTGTCTTTTGCTTCATCTTTAAGTTCTTTTACAGTCATCCCTGAGCGTCCTTCTTTATAACCTAAAAATTTCTCTAATTCAGGCTTGGTCATACCGATAGGACTTTCAATTATTGTAATATCTCGCTCAGGTACATACCACATCAATTCCTTCTTCCAATTTGTTTTGAGAGAAGCAGGACAAATAATAATAACTGAATCAAAATTACCTTCAATTGAGGCTACTGATAACTCTAATGATTTACCAAGACCCATATCATCCGCAAGAATACATTTCTTTCTTGATAAAAGAAATTGAACAGCCTCTTTTTGATGAGGTTTGATACGTCTATTGGGGTCTTTGGACATAGAAATCCTATCATAACGGTCAAAATCCACTTGAACATTATGATAATCCTCTATTAAGAAATTTCCTAATAGTGCTTTCTTTGGAATAAAGAGTTCCAAAGGATTCATATTTTGTCTGTATTTAATAGTACAATGATATGCATTAGAAGTCTCTCCCAAAAATACTAGAATCTGCACCTTTTGGGGAATAAATTCAATTTCATACGTTGATTTAAGTTTTTCTCCATACCAATCAGCAATACGAAGAATCTTACCGATAGGTTTTGGCTGTCGGTCTTTGTTCACTATAATGTATTCTACCACATTTTCGGTTAAAAGAGATGCCTTTTGAAGAACGATAACATCTCTTTTCATTGAAAGAATATATGGATTTATACCTGAATAATTTTTTAATATTTCAATCGCTTCATTTCTTGCTTTAATTGTATTATACATTAATTTGTACTATTTTACATCTATAAAATACAAATTTTTTCTTTAAAAAACAAATAATATTAGAATAATATTTTACTAGATTTTAATATTTTATTTATATAAATTTATATTATTATATAATATAATATCTAGTAATATATTCCACGCGTATACGCGCGAGAGAAAATGATGATAATGAGGAATGTTATTAAGATTTTCAACTATTTATATGAAAATATACGAAGATATGAAAAAACAGATTGATAATAATACACTTCGTGCTCTTGTAAACGAATCTGTTGAAAGAATAATATATGAGGGTTTGAGAGATAATATGGCTTTTGGTATTAATGGAAATATTCCATTACAGCCTGCTCAAAGTTTATGTGACAATGTAGACCCTCAAGTATTGGCTAAGGTTGATAGTGGTGACAGAAGTATACCAAGAAATGCAGTAGGTGAGGCTCGATTTTTTGGTGGTAGTAAAGTATGGGATGCGTATGAAAAATATTCTGCTGCAATTAGCAGAAGGGCTGACCTTGGTAGAACACCTGTTAGTTTCTTTGTTTTTCTAAACAAGATAAGAAGAGGATGGAAGGGTGCCCCTCTTCAAGTGTATGAAAGCAATGAAAACTATCTTATTGGAACTTTAAGAGGCGGAGTTTTTCTTTGCATTTATCTTTGCCCAAAAAATGTCGGCGTTGGAATGTTTAAATTCATCAAGGAAGTTTGTGAGTTTGATAACGTGGTTTTTGCGGTTACTGATGATATGGCTGATATGCTTGAAAGACTTGGTTGTCCAAAACACGATGGTCCTGTACAGGCTAAATTTAGGGGACAAATGCACGATAAAATGGTTTATGGTTCAACACAGGAGGCCGCAGAACAAGGTGCTAAACTTCTTGGTCTTATGGGTAAGAGCGGTGACCTTGGAAATGTTATTAAAGATGTACTTCAACAGAACCCAAAACTTCAAGCACTTTATGACCAAGACCCTGATATTATTTTCAAACTTATGAACGAGCCAATAATTACTCAGTGTTTGATGAATAATCCAAAACTTGTTGATACTATGATAAATAACCCTTCTATTATGCAACAAATGTCTGTTGACCCTGCAAAAGGTTTCTTAGAGTTTTTGCAACAATACAAGAAAAGTTTATCTCCAAGTTTGAATGAAAGAAAAAATAGAAAGAAATAATGGCATTACAATTTGATAACAGAACGGCGTCAAGGAAAGTTCCCGTTAAAAGAAATACAAAATTTTTTGGCGGTGAAGATTTCGACCTTGAGTTGAATTTTGCAAAAGAATATATAGAACAAGATGCAAATCAAACTGTTATACTTTATCGAGTTGATTTAGAGAAGACTAAAGTTAATGACATTTACAAAGAGGCCTCAAAAGATGCTATAAGATTTTTACCTCCAATTGAATTACCTGTTATTTATGAAATTGGTGATGCAGAAATGAAGGCTTATGGTACTAAGATGCAAAAAGGTATTTATTCTCAAACAGGAAAACTTACATTTAGCGTTTTAATATCGACATTAGAAGATTATGATTGCGACATTTCAAGAGGAGATTATATTGGTATTCAAATAGATTCAACTCATAGAGAATATTTTACAGTTACAGATGATGGCCGTGTGGCTTCAATGTCAAATAAGTTCACAATGTATGGAACAAAACCATTTGCAAGAAAAATAGAGTGTGCAAGTGTAGATTTAGGAGAATTTAACGGATAATGAGTAGAGCATATAAAAATACCCTCAATTTAAGAGGTAAAGCATATGGTCAGGAAAGACGTAAAAATTTAGCGAAGGAGATACTAAAAGATTCTACTCCGCTACCTAAAACATTGTTGTATAAAGACATTGATAAGGCTTTCAGCGAGTGGGTAGAGAACGACCTCCATATAACATTTGAAGGGGAAGTAATACCAACAATGTCATTATATTCAAACCAAAGGTTTTCTGAATATATGCAAACTTGGGAAGGTGTTGATGAAAAGAAAAATATTATTCTCAATTTCAAGGCGATTACGAGAGAGAATAACCCCAAGTTAGGTACTATTGTCGGGCAGTCAAAAAACATTCCTGGAGAACACAGTGTGTTAATGAAAACAGTTGAGGCGTTCGATAAAAATAATAGAAAATATTATATAGATTATCGCCTCAAACAGCCAACAGCAATTGACTTTATCTATACAGTCTCTCTTGTGACCAATAAGTATGAATTACTTAATGAGTTCAACTTAATGATGAATGATAAATTTAAGGCAATTCAATGCTACATTAGACCTAATGACCACTTCATTCCGATGATTCTAAACGACATATCAGACGAATCAGAATACAGTATAGATAATAGACAGTATTATTCTCAAACATACAACATAACAGTTAAGGCATATATTATTACTGAAGATGACTATATTGTTGAGGAAAGGCCTGAGGTAAGATTTTTTGGATATGAAGGAGATAAAGCAACTTATGCTGACATAGAAGAACTACCCGCTTGTTTTTATCCTGATGATAAACATTATGAATATATTCCGATAAATCTTAGTATAAACTTTGATATGTGTAAGAACAGTTATAAGTTTACCATAGATACAGATTTTCAAGCAAAAAATCTTATTCTTGAAAATGTAAGGTCTTTTAGAATTTTCGTTAACGATGAAGAAACGAAAGTTGACGAGAATTTTAAGGTAAAAGAAAATGATATAATACACATTAAAGGCCTTATTAGAAGTAATTCATTTCAATCTTCATTGATAAAGATAGAAGGATACAAATATACAGAAACTTATAATGTTAATGAAGATGTTGAAATAAAAGATATTATACTTAACTAAAAAAATTACTCAAAAATGTTTTTTGAGATATTTACGCTATTTATATAGAAAATAATAAGATAAAAAAATATAAAAGAATATGATAAGTGATGCAAGACGTGGCCACGTTTCACCAGGCATTTATACAGAGGAAAAAGATGTAACTTATTCAGTTAAGAGCCTTGGTATTACAAGTCTAGGACTTGTTGGAGAAACACTTTACGGCCCAGCATTCGAGAACATAGAGATTAAGAATTGGTCTGAGTTCGTAGATTACTTTGGTGGTACATCACCTGAGAAATTTAGGGGTTCAGGACTTCCTAAGTACGAACTTCCATATATCGCAAAGAGTTATCTCGAAGAGTCTCAGAGACTTAATGTAGTGCGTGTACTTGGTCTTTCAGGTTATCACGCTGGTCCATATTGGGCAGTAAAAGATGAAAATGATAATGCAATTGTTATTCTTAGAAGTAAGATGTCATATGATGAAAATTCAAATGATATCTGTAAAGAATCACAAGAGAATCCAAGTGCATTAGTGTCAGATGTAAAGATAAGCGCTTATGAAGAAGCGTTATTTAATGCTAATTGCGAGGGAACAGGCACAAGTACTAATAGTCTTTCTGGTGAAACATATTTTCAACTTGTTGTTACTACCAAGAATCAAACATATAAGTATAATGTAACTTTAGAACCAAATCATCCAAATTATATTTATAATGTTTTGAGTAATAGAGCAGATGGTACAACCCCTATATATGTTGAGGCTGTATATGAAAGTGCAAGAAAAGGAAAAATTTCACAAACCTTAATAACAGGAAATACTAGTACAACAACAACTGAATATTTTGCGGTTTCAAATGAAACATCTGCAACAACAGATGGAGAGACAACATATACATATACATTAACTGCTGCTAAAGAAGAAGATGCAAAAGATAACTGTGTGAAAGTAAATGGTTTAACAAAGGAAAGTACTGCATACACTTCAACTACTCAAATTACAAAAGCATATGTTTCTTGTGACATTACTGTTTCAAATGGTTTATTTGATGATTATTGTGAGGGTTACCGCGCAGCACAAACTCCTTGGATTGTTTCAGATGCAACTGTTACAAATTCAAATGGTAAGGTTGCTACTATGAAGAAATTGTTCCGTTTCATTACAATTTCAGATGGTGATGCTGCTAACTTCCAAGTTAAGGTGTCTATTGAAAAGATTGACCCTAAGTATGGTACATTTGATGTTGTAGTGCGTGACTTCAATGATGTGGATAGTGCTCCAGTTATTCTTGAAAGATTTACAAAGTGTAATCTTGTAAATGGTGATGCAGGATATATTGCATTTAAGATTGGTACTTCAGACGGAGGTTTCGTTGCTAAGTCAAAATATATCCTTGTTGAGATGGCCGATGGTGAGGACTTAAGTAATTCAGTACCTGCTGGTTTCCTTGGTTATACAATGCCTAAATATAATGGTAGCGATGTACTTGACATAGCATACAATACAGAATTCAAACCTGAAATCAAGGCTAAGAAACAGTATTTTGGTTTCTCAGATATTTCTGGCATTGATTCAGATGTATTTGCTTACAAGGGAAGATTTTTCTATGATAAGAAAGAACATACTACAAAGGGTTTCCATATGGATTCTTCAATTGATTCAGCAACAACTGTATGGATTGATGGTGTGTCAGGATATAGTTTTACTTCTGTATCAGCAAAGAAAGTAACAGCAGACCCATATACTCCAAGAATCATTAACGCGGATTATATGAACGATACAATCTATAAGGATATTAAGGTACGTAAGTTTACTGTATGCTTCTTTGGTGGTTTCGATGGTTGGGATATCCATAGAGATGTTAGAACAAATGGCGATGCATATAAGGCTTCAAAATATAACGTAAGCGGTTCAACTTTATTTTCAAATATTGTTAATGTTAATAGCGAACTTAACTTACCATTAAATCTTCCGATGACAGCAATTACTACAGACTACTATGCATACCTTGCAGGCTATAGAGTATTTGCTAATCCACAGGATGTAGATATTAACTTATTTGCAAC